TGCGAGTGAAAATGCCGCGATCATCGGACCAATCAGCGTATCAGGTGCCTCTACGGTTTGGGAAATCGCTGGCGAATTAAATATCCTTTAGGAGTTAAACATGGCAAGTAAAATTTTAGTAGACGAAATAGCACCGCAAACTGGTACAGACGTTACGATCACCGCAGGCAAAAAGATTGTTGGTGCTAACACTCAGTTCAAGATGACAGGGGGTGCGGCGTCTAACATCATTGAGACAGATGGATCGGGTAATTTATCATTTGTTACCCCAACCGTCGGCTTGTCTAATGCTTGTCAGTTTAGATTGATTGCAGACTTCACAGGTGCTGCTAATCCAATTACTAATTGGGAGTTGATGGACAACCCGCTAGGGCAGGGATTATTAGGTCCCGCTGTTGCAGAGAGTGCTGGGACATTCACCTATCCAGCGGGTGGAACAGGGTATTGGCTAATTATATTCAAAGCCCAAACAGAGGGTTCTGCCCATAGTCACATTGTTATTGACATATCGACAACTACAAATAACTCGACGTATGCAAAAGCGGCAGAGGGTCGGGCGGGATCATATTATGGATACTGTAACCCAACGGCATATTACATACAGAAAGTGAGTGATATTACTTTGGATAAGGTGAGATTTAATACGAATTTCACTACTACCACAGTAACGACACATGGTGATACAGACTTCAATGAAACGACTGTCACATTTATCAAGTGCGGCGTATTATAAAAGGAGAGAATGATGGCACGACCACAGCATATTGAGGATGTATTGGTAACATTGCACGATGGGCAATGGTTTAGTTGGAGCGGTTCTAAGGTTTATGAAAACCTAGTCATGCTAACGGACAAAGAGAAACCAACCAATAGCGAATTGGAAGCGAAACTCGCTACTATGCAATCAGAATGGGATGCGGCGGAAACCGCAAACGCAGAAGATAAAGCCAGTGCCAAATCGAAGTTGGCGGCATTGGGGTTGAGTGAACAAGAAATATCAGCCGCGTTTGGAATCTAATGGCTACTACTAAAATCAGATCATCGTCTATAACAGACGGACAAGTATCAAACGCTGACCTGTCTTCTACTATAGGTGTAACTGGCGATCAGATTGCTGATGATGCAGTAACCCTAGCTAAGATGGCAGACGGTACTCAGGGTGGTGTTATTCATTACGGTGCCGCTGGCGCTCCTGTTGAACTTGCCGCAGGAACTGATGGTTATTTTCTAAAGACTCAAGGTGCTGGTGCTAACCCTGTGTGGGCTTCCGCTGGTGGTACGAATGTTCCACAATTCAGCGTTTATATGTCGGCCACAATTGCTATTGCTAATGATACATGGACATTGATACCCTTTGATACTGCTGATATAAATGACGATGGCGCAAGCGGAACTTGCGTGAATATAACAGCAAGTGGGACTAACCCAAGAGGGTTTACCGTACCCGCTGGAGAAGCAGGAAAGTATTGTTTAAGTTTTTTCGTTCAGTCTTATAGTATTGGCAATGTGATTAATCAATGTTATGCAACCTTTTATTGGGCGAATTCGGGTGGTACTCCAGCTAATACTTGGGGTTACTCTCATTACAACTTAAATAGTGGGGGGTCAAACACGCTAGCAGTGCCTAATTCGGTAATGATAATTGCGGATTTAGCGGTGGGTGACAATGTTTACGTATATGGACGAGTTACTGAGGGAGGTAGTGATGGTAGGTTGACAGGGGGCGCTCAATATACTCGATTTTCAGGATTTAAACTTTTATAGGAATTAAAATGATTTCAGCGAATGGATTACAGAGGTTAGGGTTTAAACCTGATATTGATTTTTCCTTGCAAGATGACGGAAATGGTCCGTATATAGTTGAGTGGTTCAGTGACAGGTTACGCCCTACTATAGCAGATATAGATGCTGCCCATGAGGAATGGCAAGCTGAACATGATGCCCAAGAATATGCTCGCAAGCGAGAAGCAGAATACCCATCGATAGATGAACTGGTAGTCGCTCTTTGGGAAGGTGTGGTAGAAGAGCGCATGGCAGCAGTTACTTCATTAGAGGCGAAGAGACAAGCCGTTAAACTCAAATATCCTAAGTGAGTTTTATCGTTGGGGTAGCGCGAGTAGCGCATTGGTTTTTAATACCGTTTTTAGTGGTATGGATGGCGATAGCACCTAACGACATGCTGCCTCAGTGTCTATCAGACGCAAAGGCACATATAGCAGAACAATTTAGAGGATCATACTTTGGCAATAACAAAAGTTAAATCAGGCGTAAGAACGCTAGGAACAGGTGAGGTTGCTATTGGCAATATCTCTGGCTCTGCTGCGGGTGCTGCTGGAACATTCCTAAAACAAGACGGCACTTGGGCGGCTGCCCCAACAACGGATGTAACAGGATTACAAAATGATATTGCAACTTTAGCTTTGCATTCTGCAATACAGAATAATCAATCTGCTTATAACTTGAGCAATGCGTTTATCGACCATTATGAAGATGATTCTGGCATAGATACTAAAAGCACTGCTGAAAGAGACTCTACTAGCGAGTATATGGCTTCTGGATCGGAGCAAGCTGGTGGCGCGGCTTTTATCAATGATTCAGATACTCAACTTTTATACCACTTCGATGGTACTGATGGCTCAACTACATTCACTGATTCATCTGGAAATGGTTTAACGGGTGTCGCTTCTGGCGATGCGCAAATGGATACTGCTGTCAAAAAGATAGGCACGGCATCGTATGAGGCGGCGGGAACTAACCCATACATAACAACTGGCGTTTCATCTGCCTTGGGATCAACAGGTGACTTTACAGTTGAATGGTGGTTCAACAGTACATATACAACTCATTCTGCATTTTTTGATATGAGGAATTGGGCAGACGGTGCTTTGTACATGGATTGGCATTATGGTGGAACGGCGGATAAGATTATGTTTTGCTTTGGTGATGATGTCGTTGCATCAACTAGAGTGTTTACTTGTACAGACGCAGAGGATGGAAACTGGCACCATCTTGCTCTCGCAAGAGATTCTGATGTCTCTTGGTATTTCTATTACGATGGTGTTTCTATATCGCCGGACAGTGGTGGTATGACGCATGATCTGACTAAACAGATTTTTAACGGCAGTACAGGTTATATTATTAGCTCTAACCCTGACCATACTGGAACTTGGTACGGTCATAAAGACGAGTTCCGAATGAGTAGTGTTTGCCGATATCCCGGAGGAACCACATTCGTCCCTAATGCTGGCGTTGTAACGAGTGCATCTGGTAACTACACATCAACCACCCAAACATCTGCTGCCACAGTTTCTAAGATGAGTCTGGTTCTGTTGTATAAAGATGCTGAGGGTACAGCAACGTTGGATACTGATTTGGTTGCCCAAGTTTCTGCTGACGGTGGAAGCAATTATACATCTGCTCCGTTGACGAGTGGCGGTACTTTTTCGACAGGGATAAAAATTGCCAAATCAAATGATATTACCATTAGCAACACTGGCACTGCGCCCAAATACAAGGTTTCTTTTGCGAATCAATCAGCGGGATCAAAAGTTACTCAAGTTTATGGCGCTGCGTTGCTTTACTAGGATGGAGTTAATATGGCATACTTAGGAAAACCACTACAGTTCGCTCAGTACCCAAGTAAGTTCTTTAATGGTGATGGGACTTCTCAGACTGTAGCATTAGATTACGCTCCACCTAACAAGGCATCAGTCCTTGTCTTTATTTCGGGTGTACGGCAAGACACGAGCGCGTACAACACGAGCGGAACAAACCTGACGTTTACAGGCACTACGCCTGTAGGGACCAATAACATTGAAGTGGTTCAGTTAGGTCTACGAACTCCTGTAGGCACTGCTGGCGCTGTACAGGCCACGGGAACGGCGGATTCAACGACGTTCTTAAGAGGTGACTACGCATGGAGCGCTGTAACAGTAGGTGCTATCACGACTGAGGGTGACTACTACTACAATTACAATACTATTTCTGCGGATGTAACAACTACAGTAGAATCAACCAAAGCCGCATTTGTCGCTGGTCCCATTACCATAGAAGATGGGTATACGTGGACGATCAGCGGCGAACTAACAATGATCTGAGGAAAACATTATGGCAGCAACACTTTCACTAGACACCATTACCAGTTCTGGTAGCACGATTACAGTACCTACTGGCAAGATACTTGCTATTGAGGATGCTGGCGCTCTGAAGATTAATGACATTGCAATCACGACAGGGGCGTTAGGTACTCTCAGCAAGACCGGAGCATACGACATTCAAACCACCGACTACACGGGCAAGTCGATGCTGACAGTGTTCGTTAATGTCTCTGCTGGTACCAGCACAGCATCAGACATTAAATTGCCCACTGCCGCCAACTTCGCCACCTGTTCGATCAATATTGTCTCGACCCATGCACACGGTGCAGGAAATAGTGTTGTCGTAAAAAACAATTCTGGCGTAGAGGTTTATACGTTGTACCACCAAGGCGATCACGTTGAAATTCAATCAGACGGAACTAATGTATTTAGAACTGGTAATGAGTTTGCAACTATCCGAGGTGAGGTGGTTCTCACAACTGGCGTTGCCGCCGCTGGAAGCGCGGTGTCGGATACATGGGATGTTGCTGGTTCTAGCAATTATACGGTTACGCAAGTGGGTGGGGGATGGAGTACCACGACAGATGACTTTAACGCCCCCCACGCTGGTCTGTATTACTTTGGTGGGTATTATGCTGGCACGACAGGGCAATACAACATGGGCTGGAATTACCACGATGGTTCGGATTTCATCACTGCCAACTCCACCAGACATGCACCTAATGGAGTCAACACAGATGGAATAATGAGGAGCATGGCGGCGTCAGATAAAAATATTTGGTACGGAAGTAACCATTCAAGCGCAACAACGGCATTGGGTGCAGCATCCGGTGGCGATAGGTGTAGCGTTTACTTCTATATGATTCGACGGTATTAAAAATGGTCAACGAAGATTTGGGGGTAGCCGTTACTGCATACGTTGTGCAGTCCTTTGGCGAAGATCAAAGGAATGTGGGTTATTGGGTGTTTGCAGAGAGAAATGGATTACGGTTGCAGTGGGATCGAGCGGAGGAAGAACCAACTGACGAGCAGTTAGAGGTTGCTCTTTACAGGGCTAATTGGGACGAAGTAAGAAAGCGTCGTAATGTTCTACTTGAAGAAACAGATTTCTACGCTCTGTCTGACGTAACTATGTCAGATGATATGGAAACCTACCGTCAAGCATTGCGTGATCTGCCAGCAAGCGTGGAGAACTCAGCAGATGTAGTGTGGCCTGAGAAACCTTAATGGGATTGGTTGCGCTAGAAAACGCTGGTCAGCAGGGTATAATAAGGGATATACAGCCTTGGCAATTACCTCCAGGCGTGTGGTCTGATGGTAATAATGTGCGTATGGAGCATGGCTCTGTACAGAAATGCAAAGGATATAGCTCCGTTATGGAGACTTGCCCTGTTGACCCATATCACGTTGCTTACCTAAAGGATGCTGCCAATAATAAATATTGGGTGATGTGCGGATTGACTGCGGTTCATGTGTATGATGTTGCTGCCAAAACATGGAGCGATATAACTAGATCGTCTGGAGCTTATGCGGCTACTGCTGATGAGGGATGGACAAGCACCGTTATAGGCGGTGTTCTAGTTCTTAATAACTTTATAGATGTTCCACAGTTTTGGTCAATTTCAGCTTCCACAGGGCTACCAAGCACTAGCACCGCCCTTGCAGACCTAACTGCGTGGGGCGCTAATGATCGTTGCAAATCAATGAGATCGTTTAGGTCTTTTTTGGTTGCTATGAATATGGAAGACAAGACGGCTGGAACCTTGAGGCAATCTAGGCTCGTCAAGTGGTCAACAGAGGCTGCTATACAGTTAGTACCATCCTCTTGGAACGAGGCAGATGCTACGCTAGATGCTGGTGAATATGAGCTAGCCGATACAAAAGGCGCTATACTTGATGGGTTGCCTCTGCGCGACACCTTTATGATTTATAAGGAAGACGCCGTGTACTCTATGACTTATGTAGGTACGCCGTTTATATTTGGATTTAGACAGCTATCTCCATCTGTGGGTCTGCTATCTAAAAACTGCGTGGCTGAGTTTGATGGTGGACACTTTTTATTTGGTAATGGTGATCTATATCTAAATGATGGGCAGCGAATAACATCGCTACTGCCTCATAAAATGAGGGACCATGTATTCTCGATAGTAGATGGTGAGTTTCTCGATAAATCATTTGTTGTTGCTGATTACGGAAAAACAGAGATGCTTGCTTGTTTTGTATCTGCTGACAGTACCAACAATCAATGTGACAAAGCCCTGATATGGAATTGGGTAAGTAATACGTTTTCTATTCGTGACTTACCACAACTGGCACACATGGGTTACGGTAGTGT